GCGCGGTGAACGTGGTGAGCTTCCCATGGTTCGGGAGTGGGCAGCTGATGAGATTTCCTATCGCAGCGATGTCGTCTCTTGCGAAGGCGGAACATGGCAAGCGCAGAAAGACACCGCGCAAAAGCCGCCGCATCGGGATTGGCTGCCTATCGCTTCTGCCGGTCGTGCCGCTGTCACTCCTATCATTCGCGGCACTTTCGATCTGGCTCAAAGCTATGACGCGTTGAACATCGTGGCATTGAACGGCTCTTCGTTTATCGCGCGTCATAATGAGCCGGGTGAGTGTCCCGGCGATGGTTGGCAATTGATCGCGTCAGCTGGGCGCGCTGGCAAGCCGGGGCCGAAGGGCGAACGCGGTGAGCAAGGTCAGCGAGGATCGCCCGGCGCAACTCTTGTACGCGGTGAGATTGATCGTGCGACTTACACGATGAAGCTGATCATGTCGGATGGCAGCGAAATACAGCTGCATTGTCGCGGGTTCTTCGAACAGTACAACGAGGAAAGCCATGGCTGACATCATCGTCAAGGTGATTACGCCTGCCGAGAGTTATGATCTCGCGACCTTAGATGAGATCAAGACGCTGTTGGGCTTGGCGCTGACCGACACACACGAAGATGCTGTGCTGGCAATGTGGATCACGCAATATTCCGACGTGATCGCGACCATCTGTCATCGTGTATTCGCGAAAGAGAAGGTGATTGAAACGTGGCGTGGTGATACCAAGCCGTTCGACACCGACAACGGTCGCCTGTTTCTCACGCATTATCCAGTCGTCGATACCGATATCGAGTCGATCACTGCGCCGGATGGCGCGACGATTGACCCGACTGGTTATGAACTTGAAAACGGCAGCGGCAAGCTGCAGTTCTTCAATGCGACGTGGAGCGAGCCGATCCGCATCACGTACACGGGCGGCTATGACTTGCCAGAGGAAGCGCCGCCCGCGTTGAAACAGGCGCTTGCGCTACTCGTCAACAACGCGCGCATCTGGCAATCGCGTTCGCTGACTTCAGGCGTCCGGTCGATCTCGCATCGTGAAAGCCGGGTTCAATTCTTTGACGTGAACCAAGCAGTGGCGAAGATGGGCGGCGCTGGTCCGCTGGCCATGGCCAGTGAAATGGTCAATGCGCTGCTGTCGGCTTACATTCGCTTCTATGCTTGAGATCAAGATCGAAGGTCTCGAACCGCTTCAGAAAAAGTTCGAGAAGTTCGACGAACAGATCGCCGAGCTTCACAAGCAAGTGCCGCAGCAACTGGTCGAGTGGCAGACCGAAGATATGCGGCGCAAATATCCGAACATCAAGGTCGATGAAACTTCGCAATCTGTCGAAGCAACGACGGAAATCTGGCCGCGCTCGCGATTGGAGTTAGAGCCGGGATTTAAGCGGCCACGTCCAACGGTGAAGAAAGGTCCGATGACAGCGCGGATCAAGGGCGCTGGTCGTTCACCGGCATCGACACGGCCACTCTTGCGCACCGAGCTATTCAGCAAGCTTGTTGATCGCATGACGAAGCTTCTGAGCGAGGCGATGAAATGGCCGTAAATCTCGACGTGCTGTTGCAGGCTTCGATTTTCGATTTCTGGTCGATCAATTGCACGTTCTTGCCGATCAAGTCGCAGCCAGCTGCAGGCAGTTATCCGGGGCGCGGCATACTCGGCACTTATTCGACCGATGTGAACACGCTTGATGGTTCGCTGTACTCCGATCAACGCACCATTCTCGACATCAGAGAGAGTGAGTTTGCCGTGATGCCAATCCAGAACGATCACGTCGTCATCCCGCTCGACTGCAATAACGTGCCGAAGGGCGAGTATGTGATTGTCGATGCGACAAGTAATGGCGGTGGTCAGACGATGCTGACGATCAAAAAATATCAAACGATCATGTGATGAGCATCACCGACACGCAGAGTTATTCGCACGTTATCCGCAACGTGTTTTTCGATGCCTTGTCGGCTGATCCTTTTTTCGCGGCTTACACTTGTCGCAAAAACAAGATGCTGGTCGCGCGGCCTGAGTACCTGCCCTATCTCGGCGTCTACATTATCGATGAGACACAGACGCCGGATGGCGATGCCAATGCGGGTGAAGTGCGCTTCATTCACAACACGCGCATCGGTTTCTCGGTGATCATCGCCAACAACGATCAGGATGCCTGCGAAGCACAGCTTGATGCTGGTTTCTGGCGGATCATGAACCGGCTGTGGCCGGATGAATACATCATGAACTTGATCAACACCTATGACCCGAGCACGGGCACGAGCAATCCAGACAACACGATAATTGAAAGCATCGAGCGCGGCTTGCGGCGCTACGTGTGGGGCAACGCGGCATTCAGTAACGAAACGCCAGTCGGTGAATTGCAATACGACATCACCGCTCGGCATCGCACCTATTGGTCGCCGGGACCGTTCGACGATCTGCTCACCATCGACATGACGACCGGTGTCAAGCCGGGCGACACGCAAGACGAAATGGATCAGCGGCAACAGCTGCATCGCGTCTATACGTTCGACCCCTCAAGCTTCGCAGCGAAGCGGGAGTTCAAAGACAGGAGCAAGAGAAATGGGCGTTAGCAAAGCATCGTTGCGCGGACTGCGCATGCCAGAGCGAATGGAAAAAATTCGTGAAGCGAACAAGGCAATGGTGAAGACCGTTAGTGTCTCGCCAGCGAATGACGACATGCGTCGAGTGCTGAAGCACCCGCGCGCTGGTGGCTTTCCCAAGACGGGCTCGGCTGTCTGGCCTGATGATCGTTTCACGCAGCGTCGCATCAACGATGGCAACATCACGCGCGAGAGCGACAAGAAGACCGAGAACAATGACCGTCATCGCGAGCAGCGCCGAGTGGTGGAAGAACCACAAGGTGCAGGAGATGAACCGAACAACGCCGCCTGATCAGGCGGCGTTTTCTTTTTGACAGGAGGTATCAATGCCGATCAGTTTTGCGAACATCCCCGCCAACATCAAGGTGCCTCTCTATTGGGTCGAAGTCGATCCGTCGATGGCGGGCCTGCCGACGATCAATCTGCGCGCGTTGCTGGTCGGTATCGCGATTGGCGGGACCGCTCCGCATGACATCCCGGTGCCCATCGGCAGTCAGGCACAAGCCGATGCGCAATTCGGTGAAGGCTCCGAATTGGCGCGTATGTTTCAAGCTTTCTTTGCCAACAACTTCGCCAATGAAGTGTGGGGCTTGCCGATGACCGAGCCAACAGGCGCGGCAGCTGCAACGGGCACCATTACCATCGACGATGCCCCAACAGCGGCTGGTACGATCCATCTTTATGTTGCTGGCACGTATATTCCGGTCAATGTCCTGACAACCGACACGACGGATGTCATCGCAACCGCGATTGCCGACGCGATCAATGCTGATGTGACGTTGCCGGTCAAGGCAGCGGTTAGCGCGCCGGGCGGCAGCGATATCGATCTGACTTGTGTGTTCAAGAGCGTCAATGGCAACGAGATCAACGTCTCGATGAATTATTACGGCACTATTGGCGGTCAGCAGACGCCGGTCGGTCTCGGCATCACGCTGCCCGCGACCGGCTTCCTGACTGGCGGCACAGGCACGCCGGTCTTCACGACGGCGATCACCAATTTGGGTGAAGAGCCGTTTGAGTACGTCGCGATGCCGTACACCGATAGCAATTCGCTGTTCGTGTGGGACCAAGAATATGGTTTCACCGATCAAGGTCGTTGGGGCTGGGAGCGCGAATTGTTCGGCCATGTGATCTCGGCGAAACGCGGCACGTATGCCGATCTGCTGTTGTTCGGTGACACCATGAACAGCGGTGTCGAGTCGATCATGGGCTTCGAGGTTGCGTCGCTGTCGCCAGCGTTCGAATGGACCGCAGCCTATACGGCGAAGGCGCAGCGAGCGTTCATCAACGATCCGGCGCGACCGCTGCAGGCTTTGACACTCAATGAGATCAAGGCCGCACCGATCCATCAACGGTTCGATTTCGTCGAGTTGAACTCGCTGGCGTTGAATGGCATCGCAATCCAGAAAATTGGTTCTGACGGTCAGCCGATGATCGCCCGAGAGCAGACGACCTATCAGATGAACCTCTATGGGCAACCGGACGATGCCTATGAGTTGATGACGACATTGGCGACGCTGGCGAAGCTTCTGCGCAATCAGAAGTATGCGATCACGTCGAAATTCCCGAGGCACAAGCTGGCTGACGACGGCACCAAGTTTGGTCCGGGTCAGGCCATCGTCACGCCCGGCATCATCAAGGCCGAACTGATCAATCAGTATCAGCAGGATATGTACAACGGCCTTGTCGAAAACCTCTCGGCCTTCAAGCGCAATTTGTTGGTCGAGCGCGACCCGAATGACCCGAACCGCGTCAATGTTCTGTATCCGCCTGATCTGATCAATCAGCTGCGCATTTTCGCAGTGCTGGCGCAGTTCCGGCTGCAATACGACCGTGGCATCGACACGCAAATCATCGGTCAGACGCAGCCGCCGTTCAACGCCGCGTCGGGCGCTGCTTGACGCTGCTGATCTATCCCCTCACACCATCGGAGTTGATCAATGGCCCAAAGGATTGCAGGCATCGCATTTCTGACGGTGGATGGCACGCAACTGGCGTTGCGCGGCAACTTCACCGTCAGCCCGTCGCCGGTCGAGCGCACGATGATCGCAGGACAGGATGGCGTGCACGGCTATCAGGAATTGCCGCGCGTGCCGTACATCGAAGGCGATCTTTCGACCATGCCCGGTTTCTATCTGGAAGATTTGATCGCCGAAACCGATGTGACCGTCGTCGCGCAACTCGCCAATCAGATGCAGTACATTCTGACGGGCGGAACGTGCAAAGGCGGTTTCGAAAACAACACGCGCGATGGTCAGGTACGCGTGCGTTGGGAGGGCATTACCTGTCAGGAGGTTAGTCTCGCATGAACGTTCCTCACAAGCGTGAAGGTTTTGTTGACGAGAAGACGAAGCCAACAACGGTTATCGATGCGGCCGAGCAGTCTGAAGCCGATGTCAAACCGACGCGTGCAATGCCACCGCCAGAGATCGAGCCATCGGCCGCAGAGTTGCCGCCGATGTGGCAGGATGAATGGCCGCTTGTCGTCAAGTTGCTCAACAAGCCGATCCGCAACAACAGTGGTCAGCTTGTTCGTGAGATCACATTGCGTGAACCGCGTGCTGGCGACATCAACCGTTATGGCAATCCTGTCCGCATCAATCAGGAAGGCGATGTGGTGTGGGACGAACGCAAGATGACGTACATGATCGCTGCGCTGTCGGACATCCTTGTGCCGTTCATCGAAGACATGAGTCCGCGTGACTGGAATACGGTTGCGATGAAGTTACGCAATTTTTTTCTGCCCGATCCACGGGCTTGGTAGGCGACGAGAACGAAATCATTCTCGACTGCTATCGCCTCGCCCGTTGGTATCACGTCAGCCCGGAAGTATTTCTCGCCATGCCACTCAGTGACGTTCGCATCCATCTGACACGCAGTGCCGAGCTTAATCGCAGGCAGCAACCACCGAGCGATGACGACTGATGGCCACAGAACAAGAAGAACTGAGGCTCATCGTCACGTTGGTCGACAACGCGTCGGCTGGTCTCGACAAGATCGTCGAGAAATCGAAAGAGTTGGGTGGTCCGCAAGTCAAGGAAGCCCACGCCAAAATGGCGGAAGGCACGAAAGAGCTATCGAAACTGTTCAAGGACATGAGCGGTGGGTTCGGTGACGCGTTCAAAGCGTTGTCTGAATTTCGCGGCGGTCTGATCGCTGGTGTCGGTGGTTTGGCGATCTTCGGCGCAGCGGTCGGCGAACAAATCAAAAAGATCACCGAGCTTGCGCAGGAAATGCGCGGTCTTAATCAGGCAGCGCGCGCTATCGGTATCGATCCAACGTCGATGAAGAACATCATCGATCAGTTCGAAGCCATCGGTGTCAGTGCTGATCAGACCAAAGCCAATCTTTCAAAGATGGCGGGTGCTGTTGCCGATCTGAGCCGTATCGGCAGTACGTTGCGTCGTGATTTGATGCACAACGCTGGTGCAAGTCCCGAAGCGCAAGCCGGGATGCGTCAACTGCTTGATACGATTGTTAAAGCAACAACTGAGGAGGAACGTTACAACGCTGTTGCCGCAGCGCGCGAGCAAGTCAGAAAGAATGCGCTGAGAGACGGTTACAATGCCGTGGAAGCAACCAACCGCGCCAATCAATTTGCTTCGCGTTTTTGGGACACCAGCATCGCCCAAATGCAAAAGGTGGCGGGCATGCACGACGAGGAGCGCAAATATTGGAAAGAACGGTTCGATGCTGCCGAACAGCTTTCCAATAAGTTCGGCGAGATGAAGAGCACTTGGTCGGACATCGCGAATGTCATTGGTGCACCGACAGTGGCGATGCAGAACCTTAAGGCTGTCGTCGAATATATTCAGCCGGTGTTGGACAAGCTCAAAGATGTTTTGATCTGGCTGGACAGGTGGTCAAGTAAACCATCGGCGTTTGGTGGCGGCGGTGGCGAAGTTACGCCGTTGAAGCCGGGTGAAGGTGCGCAGGGTTCGTGGTTGCGCAAGTTTGGTGACCAGTATGGCGACAAGCGCAGCGACGAAGAAAAACAGAAAGCGCAGGAAGACAACACCAAGGCGCTGAAGGAATTGAACGACGCCATCAAGCCAGCGGTGCCGTGGGGTTATCGGCCGAGTTCTGGTGTTGGTTTTAATCCAGCCGATGTGCATCGGGCGGCGTTCACGACAGGCGGCGGCGGTGGTTATGGTGCTGGTGGTGATCGCGGCTATGGTGCGTTTGGTGGCGGTCAGGCTTTTGGTGGCGCTGCGCCATATGGCAGTCATGTAGGTCCCGGCACTGGAAGAGGCGCAGGCGGTACGCCAGCGCGCGGTGGTGGCGGTGGTGGTGCAGCGGCGGCGGGACCGAGCACAGGGGAAGTTGCTGAAGCAAACCAAAATCTGACTGGCGTCGGCGGCTACAATTTTATGGGTAGCGCGCGTGCGCGAGAAATGGGGATGGGTGATGTTGCGCCCGGAAGTGCGGAGGCGCACCAAACATTTGCGACTGGCATTCCGAAGGGTGAAGGTCCGGCTTCCATCCAAGCGAACAAATATGCCGGTCCCGACATGGCGGGGTTTCTAAAAGACCTACATGATGCCGGTGCGCCGTTGAAAGATTTTAGCGGCGTGTATGCGAACAGGGGTAAGCGAGGCGGCGGCGGCCCTTCGCAGCACGCATACGGCAACGCTATGGACATTGAAACCGGATTTGGTTCTGGACCGAACAACAGTCCTGCCTTGTATGCGTGGGCACAGGCGCATCCGAAAGAGTTTGCGGAAATTCAAGCGCAACATCACATGCGCAATCTGGATACATCATCTGGCGCGCACATGCATGATTGGGGTCATTTTGAATGGACGCCAGATGGTAAAAAGAACCCGGCAGCAGCGGCAGCAAATGCGGGGCCGACCGGCGCTGGCGGATCGGTGGCAGATCGCGAGACTGTAAAGGGTTCATGGTTCGGCAACGCGCCCGGTTGGAGTGATCCGTCCGAACCGGTAGGCAGTCCGAAAAGTTCGGTGCCCGGCATCGCGCTGCGCAACAAGTCGACCATCGGCAAGATGTTTGAAGTAACGACACCGGATGGTCGCAAGTTCATTCTCCCGCAAACCGATTATGGCCCGTCAGCGCGAACCGGTCGCGGCATCGACATTACCGCAGCTGCGGGTGCGCAGATGGGTTACACGGCGAATACTTTCCCCACGGACAAGGGGTTTAGCTATCGCCAACTCGACGATGATCGCAAACAAATCGACAAGTCGCAATCGAACGCTGGCAAGGTCGAGGGCACTGGCAAGATCAGTGTCGACGTGAACGCGCCGAAGGGCACGAGTGTTGGCGCTGAAGGTGGCGGCATCTTCAAGGATGTCGAGATCAATCGTCAGACGCAGATGGAGCCTGCAAAGAAAGGGCCTGAGACGCTATCGATATGAGCGACATCTTCCTCGTTGGTAAAGGACCGGACGGTACCCTGCCATCGTGGCGTGATGATTTGATGCGCGCTTCGTTCAAAGGCGCAACATTCCATTGCGAGTCCAACGCGCGCGAAAGCGGACGACGGATTGTCGAGCACGAATTTCCAAAAAAGGAATTGCCTTACGCTGAAGACATGGGTCGGCATGCGCGCGAGTTCAGCATTCGCGGCTACTGCATTGTCTATCAAGCCGATGTCGACGATCTCTATCAGCGCGATTACCGCAAACCGCGCGATGCGCTGCTCGCTGCGCTGGAAACCGAAGGCGGTGGCGAACTGCAGCTGCCGACGCAGACAATACAGAACGTCGTTTGTTCAAAATATCGTTTGACCGAGGAAGAACGCTTCGGCGGCTATTGCATTTTCGACATGACGTTCTTGGAGCTTGGCCTCGATCCGCTCTTTGATCCTGCACAGGCAGATACGCAAGCAATCGTCGCGAATGCTGCGCAAGCCGTGCGAGATCAGGTGCAGCGTGCGCTTGCGCCGCCCAATCCATCCATTGGCACCGGACTGCCGGGGACGATTTCTGCATGAAACGCGCCGACGCAACTGAGGCTGCACCAATCCTTGATCGGATGCTGGCGGCGCTGGTGTCGTTTGTCCCGGCCAAGGGTCGTGCAGGTGCCAATGCGCGCACCGCCATCGGCGATACTCGCGCCAATGCCTACAAGCTGTTGATTGACGATGCGTTAGGTCCGCCGCTCGATGATTGCTTTCAGCAAGCGCTGATCGCTGGCATCACATGGCAGCAAATAGAAGCCGTGCGTGTACAGGTCGATCAGGAGACGCCGGTTTCGCTTGGTGCGATGCTCATTCAGAACACCGGTGTGCGTCTTTGCTTGGCGACGGAATGTTACATTCTAGCTGGCATGACGTTCATCAGTCGTCAGCAGGTTGAAGAAATCAAGACCGCGCTGTTTCAACCGTTTCAGGATGCCGAGGAAATCGCCGCCGACGATATGGATCAGATGACATTTCAATCACTGATCACGTTGCATGGAGCGATTACCAATCATCTAGTGCAGACGGCGTTGCCGCTACCGCGCATGTTGAATTACCAGTTCTTCCAAGTGCTGCCGAGCCTCGTCATGGCGTACAAACTGTATGACGATGCCTCACGCGCTGATGAAGTGCGCGATGAAAACAGGATCGTGCATCCGGCCTTCTGTCCGCTGGTCGGCGAGGCACTATCGTCGTGAGTGGGCGCGCGGTGCGCACCGACGATCCACCGCATCAGCGCATTGATATCACTTTAAGCTTCGGCAACACGCTGAAGATCATGGAAGTGAGCGAAGAGCCGCAAGGCTATTCGACGATCACCGTTTTATTCGAACAGTTCACTATCACAGCAACAGGAGATGTCATGTACACGCTGCCCCTCGATAAACTCGTCAACATGAAAGTTGCTTATGTCGATGCTGGCGGCAACCCGGCAACGGTCGATGGTGCGGTCAGCTGGCAATCGTCGGATGACAACATTGTCACGGTCACGGTCGACAGCGGCGACAGCACGATTTGTCGCGTCATCCCGGTTGGTAGCACAGGTCAAGTACAGGTCACCGCGACGGCGGACGCCGATCTCGGCACTGGTGTACGGCAGTTGATCACTGTCTGCGACATCGCGGTCGTCGCTGGTGAAGCGGTGGCTGGCACGATTGAGCCGGTCGGCGAACCGCAACCCATCGCGCCGCATGCGGAGCAGCGTCGATAGTGTAGGCGACAATGCCGAAGCCAACCGAGATCGCAACCCTCATTGTCAATGGACAGAAATTCGAGGATTGGGATTTTGTCATGGTCAGGCGCAATTGGGGCGACCCATTTGCCTACTTCCAATTCAGTGCGGCCGAGCGCGATCCCACAGTCATCAAGCCGAGCAACAAGATCGCGGATTGGACGAAGCTTCAGTTCAAGCCCGGTGATCGCTGTACTGTTTTGCTTGCGGGACAGCTGGCGATCACCGGCTTCATCGAAATTCGACAGGTCGCTTATGACGCCAACAGCCATGGCGTGATGCTGATCGGAAAGAGCTACACGGCAAACGCTGCGAAATCGAGCGTCGACAGCAAGACCGGCAATTTCGACAACAAGACGATCAAGCAAGTCGCCGATGAAGTGTGGGGGCAATACGGTGTCGGCGTTAAAATGATCGGCACGGTCGACAACACGCCGTTTGATAAGTTGCAGAACAACAAGGGCGAACCGTGTTGGGATTTCACCGAGCGCATTGCGCGAGATCGCTGCGCGCGGCTGGCGTGTGACGCGTTTGGTAGCTTGCTGCTGATCGGCGATCACTCCAATCCGATTGTTGCTGGTCTTGTCGAAGGCAAGAATATCAAGTCATGCCAGTGCATCTTCGACAGCACAATGGTGTTCGAAGGTTACGACGTTCATGCCAGTTCGCAGGCCAGTGACGATCACAATGGCACCGATGCCAGCGAGCAGACAGCGACGCGAACGACAGGCATCTCGAACATTCTGAATAGCAAGTTGATCACGCCGATTGAGGAGTCGGTGAAGTCGCAGAGCGAAGTGGATTTGCGCGCCGAGTTCGAAAAACGAATGCACGACGGCACGATGGTTCAAGCGACCATCACTGTGCAGGGTTGGTTGCGCGAAGGCATGGCGCTGTGGTCGGAGGGCGAGCACGTTCACGTCTACTCGCCGATGATCCCGATGGATAATGAGATGGCAATTCAGCAAGTGATATTTCAGCAAGATGACAAACGAGGCAGTGTCAGCGTGCTGACGTGCGTTCCTCCTGAATGGCTTAATGCGCGGCCGGGTTATGATGTCAGTGGAGGTTAGCTGATGCACCGATCAACGCCACTTAATAGCGCGCTGCGCGGTTACACATCCGGTGGTGCGCGCGGTGTTGTCGACAAGGTCGACGATACGAAGTTGCTGCAGGAGATGGGCGGCAACTTCATGGCCAACGAAACGCGCGACAAGGTCGAAGCTCCACAGAATTACGGTTTCACGTCGGTGGTGTTCGATGCCGAGAAAGACGGCATGGGCAAGATCAAGTCGAGTGCCGAGCACTTCACCAGCTTTATGGGTGGCAGTCGTTCGTTTCCCGTCGCGATCATGGATGATCGCCGTCACCGTATGTACAAATTGGAGAAAGGCGACACCGCGATGTTTCGCGGGCGTGGTGACTATCAGCAATTTCACATGACGGGTGATGGCGGCTTCTGGACTGCGCCACAGGACAAGACTGTACGGATGCAGCTGCTACCGAAAGACAGTCAAAGCAATTCGACGATGCAGGGTGGCGGTGGAAGTGGCGG